GATCCAATTGAGGTAAACTGGCCAACAGGGATGCTTGCACAGCCGCAATGCTCATTTACAAAATTGCCCACCCAGTCGTCAGCGCCATAAAGCAAACCATCAAAAATTTTATATTCCACGGCTGACCTCAAAAGAGATTTTACCGCCATCATATCTCAACTTCTCACGGCCTGACAATTTGACAATAACAGCCCCAGTATAGCCCTCACCTCGGATTGAATACCACTTCGCACTTGAAACAGCAGATGGCGCCCACTCTGCCACATCCCAAACAGCCTCATCCCATATAGCACCCACGCTCTGAGGGGCAGGCAAATCAAACTCAACAGAGCCCTCGTCAAAATCAATTCTCATGCCCACACGCGGCGTATAGCCTGGAGGGCCAAAAAACTGGGGTCTGAAGCGTTTAAATGATTTTTCTGTTGAATACCCAAAATCAGTAAAAGCGTGTACTATGGTGGCGTCTATGGATTCGCCGTCATCATCATCAGCGCCATACTTCCAAACCGTGCCATCAACACCGCCAAAATATAAAGACCCGTTAGCGCTAGCCCATGTGTTGGTGTGAAGGTCTTCAAATTGCCCCCATTTACCGCCTGCCCTGGTGCTCATGACAAATTGGGTATATCTGGTCCCCTCTGAGATAGGCACGTTAATCAATAAGAACCCTTCTTCGAACACCTCAATAAACTGCCAGCCGCTTTGGCTTGCTGTTAAATTGAAATATTCCTGAATGTCACCCCTGATCTTATTTGTTGCTGCTGCCTCTCTTTGGGCACTCACAGCAAGGCCTAAAACACTTGATAGGGGCACAAGGCCTTGAGATGTTAAAACACCAACATCACCGCCAAATTTTTCCATGCATTTACGCCCAACAGGGGGGGCAATTTTATATGTGCCAATCCGACCCCAAGTTGAAGCGCTATCAGGATCAGTGCCTGAAAATATATGAACTTCACCTTTAGACGTGACGAAAACGGCCAGGTCCTCCATTCCCTCCCCGCCGTCTCTGGTCCAAGACGCCATGGCAACCAAATAGCCACCCTCTTTGGAAATAGGGCCTAAATCAATCTCTGTGGCCGCACCAGCCACGGAATTAACGGGAAGATACCAAACAGACAGACTGTCTTCTTCAACAAACCACAGCCTTGACATATGGGCATTAACGTTAACAAGCGTTGAACTTGTCACCCCTGTGATTGATGGCGTTGTCCAGGTCGATCCGTTATAATAACGCACATCATCCACACCATTAGCACATACAAGAAAATTGCCGGCTGAATTAGAAAAGTTTGTGTGTTGCCAATCCCCATTTAAAAGGCCTGTGACAACAGCGCTTCCAACCGCACCAGCAACCGTCACGTCATAAATATCAGTGGCTGTTGAGGCGAAAATTTCATCTGTGCCATCAGAGGCAGAAAAGGTCATCAAGGTTCTAATAACTGAACCCAAACCCGTGACATGGGATGATTTGCCACCTCGCAATTCACACCCATTTTCATTGGGGATCATGTTAACAAGCTCAATGGCCTCATTACGCGCCATGCTTGAAATATCATCAAGCGAATTTATACCCCCTGAAGGCGCTGGAACATGACCAACGGTTACAACCTTTGATTTCGCCCTGTTTTGGCGAACCGGTCTTAACCTCATGAGGCGTAATCCTGATAGATAGGCTTGATAATGCGACCATACCCATGATTATCTAACCTGATTTTATCGCGCCCGCCATCATTTTTAATCTCATCTGCTATCCGGTTTTCATACTCGTTAAATTCTTCAGAATAGTCTTGGCCTTCCGCCTTTTTATAGCGCCAAACCGCCCCTAAAATCACAAGCTCATCATCAAAAAGGGGAATGTCTGTATCAACTGTAAAAGCGGCCTTATAAGTGACACCTAAAGTGTCAGTGCCTATGTAATTGGTAATATATTCATAGGCCATGGTTTCACCGGCTGATGGGGCAGGGTAAATCAAAAGATCATTACCTCTAACTCTAAACTGGTCACGAATGCCCCCATTTACATTTGCTTTTTGATAAGAATATGTTTGAGGGTTTAAAGGCCCTTCGACAATTCTGCGCTGTGATCTGTTCCAGAACGTATCATTAATAAACCGCTTAAAATCTGTAGGGATTGAGCTGGTTTGTATCTCTTGTGCAACTGATGTGAATGTCTGTTCAGCCTGTAGCACTGTCCAGTCATAGCGCCCTGCAATCATCTTGCAAGACCGTGTGATAAACCTGAACAGCTTATAAGCATCATCATCAACAACGGTATCACCAATAAGTGCAGATGGCCTTCCTAAAGAAAGCTCATCCGCTATATTTTGAGCAAGAGCTAAGATAGACGCCATTTAAGCGGCCTTTCCTTTTTTAGCTGGCTTTGGGGCTGGCTTTTTAATCATTGCCTTTAATTCTTCCATTTCTTCTCTCATGGCTTTTAATTCAGCGTCCTTGTCTGCCAGCTCATTTGAAAATGATGTAAGGTCTTTAGAATCCAGATAAGTGGAAGCCATGGCTTTGAGTTTTAAAACGTTAGGGACCGCCATTTTTACCAGAATTCCTTCAGAGGCATTTGCAAGCTCTTCAACTGTGCGAAGGCCTGAACGTTTCAATCCCTCTGCCTGGTCTTGTGTAAGGCCTGACCATGCACCTAAGGGCGTTCCTTCCTCTGGAATTTCATTTCCTTCTTTCCAAGCCCTGTAAGCGGGTTCTATTTGGTCCCAACGAGCGTTAGCTATAACAACAGACGGGTTTTCTTCATTGCCGGCAAGGGGCAAAACCTTTGATAGACGGGAAACAGGGGCGCTTTGCACGGCAAAGTTTGCCTGACCTGGTTGTGTGTAATCAACCATATCAACAGCTTTCATTTCACCGTCTTTGCCTTGTTTATAAATTGTATGAAATTTTATAATTCTGATTTGCATTGTGTTGCCTTGTGAGTTTTACGCCGGACTATGCTTTAAAAGGATAAGGGGGCAGCCAAAGCCACCCCCTCAAGGTTTATGATTGTGCGATCACGTCCTGATCAGTTGCACGAACCCAGCCATATTCACCGCTTGCAAAAGCTGTGTCTGCTGTGTGTTCGCCGCCTGTATCAGTCAACGCGAAAGTTGTTTCATTAACAGTGCAAGTGCCTGTTGCCACGGCCTCAGAGGCCTGGACATAGATCCATGCAGTGTTGTTGGTTCCACGGGCTGTGGTGCCTGTGTCGTACTCAGATTCTGTTGTACGACGGTTAAAATTAGCACCAGCAGGACCGCAAGTCATGAAGTCAGTTGTCGCCATGATTTATGCTCCTTATGCGCTATCGTGGAGGATACCAAGGCCAGCACGGCGATCAGTGCAAAGTGCACCCATCCAATAAATTGGAACCACGGTCTTGTCTTGGTTAATCGGTGTTTTATGCTCATCTTCAGTCCAACGCGCCTCAGGATGTTCTTTGAGGTGCAGATATTTGGTGTCGATGAAATAGCCGGTTTCTGATGTCGTTCCAAAGTTGGAATTATCATCAAAAATCACACTGGCTGACTTGTACTTTAAGGACTCAAAGCCCATTCCAGCCGCTTTACTGTCACCATAACGTTGAAGATCTTGCAGACCCCCTTCATAGGTAGAGTAAAGGTCATGTGACAACACGCACAAATCAGGCTTGTCATTGCCGCGCACACATGAAAGCCAAAGGCTGTTCATGTCAGCTTTTAGGGCTGAGAATGTGCCAGGTGTTGCAAGTTCCTGTTGTTTGTTTTGCCAGAATGAGTAAGTTCCTGAGTTAATAGAACCAACTGTTCCAGTGCCAGCGGTTTGCACAAGATGTTGAAGGCCGCCAATCTGATTGGCTGCTGAGCCATCAGAATAGAGGTCAATTGACATATTGTTTGCCGCTGTGTCCATGGCAACTTGAACGCGGGCTTTCACTAAATTGATCATACGCTCTTTTGAGTTGTTCAATTTAAGCTCGCGGCCTGTTGCTGTTACATGCAATGCAACCTGTTTCCAGTCATACTTTGCAGATGTCAGCACATCGCTGTCACCAATGTTTAAAACTTCACCACCATAAAAACGCTGGTAAGTGTCATTTTCAGCATATGCAAGAGGCATTGCAATTTCATAGCCGCCCGATGCATCAGTTTGAATGTTGCCGCGCTCTTTCATGTAGCGAAGCAAGGCATTGTGTTCTGTGACGTTGTCAACGATCTTGCGCTTATGATGTCGCAGAGTCGTTGTCACCATCTCAGTAAAAGTTGAACTTGGAATAGCCATGTTCTAACCTTTCCTTGATTAATTTGAGTGTTTAGCCCAAACACCGCCTAGAGCGTCATCAAGATTGGTCGTGCTGTTGTCTAAAACCTGATTTGAAGTAACATTTAAGGAGGCTGCTGCTTTGGCTTTGCTGGCTTTATCTGCCGCCGCTTCCAGTGCCTTCTTTTCCCGTTGTGTCAGCAATTCAGCGCGGGTTTCTTCATTTTGCCAGAGGGCCATTTCATAGGCTCTTGACAAAATTTCTCCCTCGCTTAACCCTGGGTCTGCGTCCTTAATGGCTGGGATGTTGTGGTAAATCTGGTTTTCTAAAGTTGCAAAATGCGGGTTTTCCGCCGCAAATTTATCAACAACAAGCATCATTTCTTGCTGGGCTCTTTGCGCCTCACTCTGTGCCACTTGCTGGCGTTGAGTTTCTTGTTGCGCTAGGAGGTTTTTAAGCTGGTTGACTTCGTTCTGCAGCGCGGTGATCTGAGGGGCGTTATCCTCTGATTCCTCGAATGCAAATTCTTCTAGGTCCACGCCATAAGCTTGTGCTATCTGTCGAATGCCTTCCTTAGGATTGCTGTCAAGTATCGACTGGGCATTAAGTAGCTGTTCAACGCCTTGAACGGGCTCAATGCTGTTTCTCTTGAAGGTCTCAAGGTGACGGTCAATCACATCTGCAAGGGGTTTGCCCTTATGAACCTCATTGCTAAGGCGAGAAATTGCGGCTTGGCTGTCGCTTTCCCGTTGCACAATATAAGTTTGTGTTTCAGGTGGAAGGTTGCCAAATTGCTCTTTCATCTCCTTGGACCAGCTCACAGGGGGATCAATGGCAGGGGTCTCTGGCTCGTTGGCCTCTTCCTGTTTGTCATCCTGCTCAGCTTCGCTGGCCTCTTTCTCATCCGCTTCCTTTTCAGGGTCGGTTGAAACTTCTTCCTCTTTGGGTGCGTCTTTTGGCTCATCTGGGGCTGTCACTTCATCAAATGTTTTGCCTAGCGCATCATCCAAAGATAAACCCGCCTCACTGGACGGGTTTTCTGTATTCTCATTTTGTGTTTCTGCTGGCACTTCAGCTTGTGCTTCTGGTGCGCCTTGCTCCTCTGGAGCCGTAGCTTGTTCTGTCATTTATTCA